TGTGCTGCCAATAGACGTAATCCGAGCCCGGGGCGCTGAAGAGGTTCGGATTGCACACGTAGACGCCGGGCTCTTGGTCGAAGGTGCGCGCGACCGAAAAGCGGGAGTCGTCCAGGCCAGGAAAGAGCGCCTCGTCGTGGTACTTCGGGCCGCCGCGCGAGTCCTTGATCGCCACGCCCGAGAGCGGGCCGTCCTTGACCCGTGCAGCGTCGACGCCGCGCTGAATGCTCATGCCGCGCGTGACGACGGCGAGCGCGAATTCGCGGGGCTGCAGAAGGCCGGAGAGCGGGCTCGAGCAGTCGAAACCGTCCGACCCCACGACGAGACCGGTCGACGCGGCCGAGCCGTAGATCCCGTCCATCGCCGTCTTGTAGACGGCTTCGGTCTCGCCGCTATTCCTCAATCGCGTGTTGCCGCTGCCCGTGTAGTAACGCCCCTCCGCGTCTCGAGCGAGGCGCCACGCGTCGAGCGTCGCGAGCATGGTCGCGTCCATTCCGCCGACGAGGTGCACGTGCTCGAACCGGAGCGACGACACGCGCAACGCTTCGAGCGCGGTCACGAGGTCGGTGTTGTTCATTCGTGCCGCGGTGGCCGTGAGGCTCTCCGTTTGGCCCGCGAGAATGGTGCCCACGGCGAGCGAGAGCGTGATGCCCGTCGAGCCGAGGAGGTAGATGGGAACGATGGTGTTCGCCGTTCCGAGGGCCTTCACGGGCCCGAAGCTCGTGCCGCCGTCGAGGCTCACCTGGTAGGTGATTCCTGCGGTTCCCACGTTGCCGCCCGACACGAACTTCACGACGACCGAGAAGTCGTCCACGGGCGTTCCGCTCGCGGTGACCACCGAGGTTCCCGCGCCCACGTGCGTCACGGAGCCGAGCACGGCCGCGGTGCTCGCGGCCGCTCGAACGGTGACCACGGGCTTGCCGGTGAATTGGAGCATCCACGCCGCCGCTTCGGGCAACAGGCCCGAAGCGAATTCGTCGGTGATGCTCTTCGCCTTCGCGAAGCTCGCGGCCTGATTCTGCGTCCCGCTCGACGCCGGCCCAATGAGCGCGCAAATGCCATCGGCCCCCGGGCGAACGACGCCCGTGTTTCCATCGCTCTTGGTGATAACTACGGTCGGGAGCATGCGGCCCTCACTGGCGCTCTACGGCGCCGATCCTTTGTTGATATTGACGCCCGGGAACACGCGCTCGGTGGTCTCGGAGTACATTGGGAATTTGAGCGTGAGCGACGCGACGATCTCGACGCCATGCACGAGGTCGGTCGGAGACGCGGGGGTCGAGACGTCGCCCCACTGGTGATGCCCGTCGCACGAAAAATGGACCGCGCGCACCACGTGCTCGAGCAACCTCTCGGCCTGCTCGAAGGCCTCGCATTCGTTGCGTCGGTCCGTCGGGACTGCCCAGCAGCGCACGAGATAGAGCGCTTCCCAGTTGGCCAGGGAGCGCGCGGCAAGGCCGCCGCCGAGGTCGCGATAGCCGGGTTGGTGCGTGGGCGCGAGCTTACCGAGACGGCCCGAGTCGTCGCCGGGCTGAATCACGATCCGATTGCCCGAGCCGGGCCCTTGGTTCGTTTGCCGCGACGATTGACGACGACCGAAAACCACCGACGCCGTGACGCCGTGCTTGCGGATGTAGTCCTCGATTCCGCGGAAGATGACGCCGATCATCGCCTCATCGCCTTTCGGAATTCCTCGACTGCGGCGCCCTTCAGCGCGATGGCGTAGCTCGCCGGAAGCGAGTCGCCCGCCGAGGGGATGATCTGACGCTGAGGGCTCCGGCCGAGCCCTTGCTGGTGAAAGAAGTGGTGCCCGCGAACAATGACCTGGAGCACGACGCCGACGACGCGCACCGTGATTGCCGCGGCCGCTCGAGCGAGCGGAGGCGTGCCGGCCTTCGTGGGCTTCCACGCCTGGCCTTCGGGAGTCGTGCCCGCGGCCGCGGACGCTCGAGCAGCCTCTTCGAGCGGAGCTCGCGCGGACTCCGCGGCACGCTTGCCGAGCCCTCGGAGCGCGCGAGCGCTCTCGGCCATGCGGAAAAGCTGGTCAGCGCCGCTCACGATCGCACCGCCTCGCGCTGGACGTCGGTCCACGTGAAAGGGTCGGGCTCGGAGTAGCCGAGCGGGCCAGCGCGATCGATGCCGGACTCGTCCACAGCGGACTCGCGCAGCGGAAGATCCACGATCCCCTTCTCGGGATCGGCCGCGTCCGCGAGCCACTTTTGCGCCGCGGCCTCGTCCTTCTCGAAGACGCTCCAATCGGTGCCCGGGACCACGCCGCGCTGCTTGGCGATCTGCATGGTCACGAGACGGCAGACGTTCAGCTTGAGCGCTTCGGGGACGGGAGCCGATACGGGAGTCGCGCGACGCTTGGCGAGGATTGAGTCCGCGTAGCGAGACCACGACACGCAAAGCTTGGCAATCCTGCCCGGATAGGCCGCCTCGAACGCGTCGACATCCACGGGATCGAGAATCCCCTGATCCCTCACATAGTCGATGTCGATATAGGCGCTCATGGGCTTCTACGCCCACAAGCCCGGGGCTCGAGGCCTACCGGGCTGGTGGGGAGAGAGAGATCGTCAGGTCTTCTTGACCTTGTGGAGGTCGTGCGGGTGGCCGTAGCCGACGGCCATGCGGCCGCGGCATTGCCACTCGAACTTTTGCGTGCGCGCGAGCACCGCATCGAGTCCCGTCGCGCCCGAGCCTTGGCCCGCGTAGTAGTTGATCTCGAAGTCCTTGCGCTTCATGTAGACCAACCCCGAAAGCTCCTTTGCGGCCACGTCCTTGCAGCCGATGAAGTACGAGAGCCCGTCGTCGACCTGGTCGAGCTCGTCGGCAACGATGGGCTGCACGAGCGAGAGCGCTTCGACGATCTGCTTGATTTCCGCGCTACCCGCGCCGCCGCCCGCAGCGGTCTGGGCGATGAACGTCGCGTTGGTGAGCTGCACGGCGCGACCCTGCAATCGAGGCCCGACCGCGAGTTTGAGCGGACGCAGGAAGCGGGGATCCTGGCCGTTCGGGCCCTTGATCGTGCGAATGTACGCAATGACCTTCTGGAGGTTCGAGAAGGCCACGTCGGCGCTCACGCTCTCGTCGATCGGGCAGGCGCCGGGGTAGGCTCCGGCCGCGGCACCGGTGAACAGGTTGGCGTAGGTTCCCGCCACCGTTCCGTTCGGATTGACCGGGTGATCCGTCGCGAAGAACGGCTTCTTGTCGTAGCCGATGCCCGTTTCCCCGTCCTTGAGCGCGGCGACGCCGAGCTTTTGCGGGTAATAGGCCATGTACGCGCCGATCTGCGACATCCACGCCGAGCCCACCTCGATGCCGTTGCCGTCGAGGTCCTCGAACTTGGCGCGCTCGACCTCGAGGGCTTTGCCGTGGTGCTTCGTGGTGTACTCCGCGAGCACCTGCTCGATCGACTCGTAGTCGATGCTTCCGCCCGACTCGCCGATCTCTTCGAGCATCGCGGTGGAGAGGAGCCAGGTCAGCACCTCGCGACGAGACTCGGTCGATCGCTCGGCCATGAAGTCCCAGATCCAAATGTTCTTCGCCATCTCCGTGTAAGCGTCGATGGTGAGGATCTTCGAGTTCGTCTCGAAATCCTGGATGAACTGCGAATTGACGATGGGCATTAGAGGGTCCTTTCAGTCCTTCAGGGCGAGACGGACGAAGTGGCGAACCATTTGCCCGACTGTTTTTGGCAAACGACCAGGTGCCGCTTGGACGCCACGAGGGCCGCCGTGATTGCGGTGGGCCCGGTTGCGTCGCGGTATTGGATCGTGTGGCCGTTCTTCACGCCGTCCGCGGTGAACGAGACGCGAGTCCCGTCGGGCGCAGCGGCGGGCAGGGTCACGGTCGACGCCGCCGCCGTCACGGGCAGGTCGTAGACGCCGTCTTGGACGATTGCGGCCGCGGTCAGCACGTAGTCGGCCGCCACGAAGGCAATAGGCGCGGGCTGCGGGAGCGGCGTACGCACGAGGCTTTGCAGGCGCTCGACCAGCACGCCCTTCGTGGAGACCTTCCAAACGCGACCGGCGATCGCGCGGTTGCCCGGCGTGATGGTCACGGTGTCGTCGTCGAGCATCCAGCACACGTTGCCCACGTCCGAGGCGGTGACGGCATTGCCCGCGGTGTCGTTGGCGAACCACTCGGCGTGGAGCTCGCGCCCGATGTCGACCGTGACGGTCTTGTCGCCGGAGCTCGCGTCGACCTTGCGCATGCACGTGCCGACCGGAACGAGGTTCGCGGCACTCGTCGCGGGGACGACCTTGCCCGCGCCGTTCCAGGCGAGGCGAGCGCCGAGAAAGGCGACCGTTCCCGAAGCCAGCGTGAGGTCGACGTCGCGGAAGCGGCGGTCGTTACGCGCGGCGTCCTTGCTCTTGGCGGTCATTTTGCACCTTCCTTCTTCGCGGCCTCGAAGGCGCGCGCTTCACTGGGCCGCATCGAGGCGAACACCACGGCGCCGCCCTCCTCGCGGATCGTTGCCGTGCGGGGCGTCATGCCCATTCGGCGCCGCAGCTCTTCCGCTTCCTTCGGGGGAAGCGCGCTCGTCTGGCCGTTGGCCTGCGTCTCGCCCCGCGTGGCCTGCACGTCGGAAGACGCTTCCGCCGCGGGATTGCGAGGCTTCCGCTTGATCGACTTGCACGCCTCGCGAACGACCTCGATCGGGGTGAGCTTCGCGTTCGCGAGGATCGCCACGAGCTCGGGGGCGAGGTCGGGACGACTGCGAATGAGCGCCTCACGCTCCGTGTGCTGACTCGCGCGCTCGAGACGAGAGACCTTCGAGGCGAGAACCTGCACGACCTGCGCGAGAGCCGAGGCGGAGATCGTGCTCGCGGCGGGCTTCTCCGCGGGCTCTTCGCCCATTGCAGCGCCTGCCGCGGCGGGCGTCTCTTCGGCGGGCTCGTCCTCGCTTGCCGCGACTTCGTTGGTCGACTCGGGAGCGGCCGGAGTGGCGCCCGCGAGCAGCTTCTTCGCCGACTCGTCGCCGGCTTCGGCCAACGCCTTCAGCGCCGCCATCAGTTCTTCGAACGTCATGGGAGATTCCCTCGTTGCAGTTGCGAGCGCGGTAACACCCCACGTCGCCGGGTTGTTGGTGAGTGCCATGTTCATCACGCGAAGGATTTCGCCTGACTCGTCGTTTACGCCGTATGCGGGCGAGAAGTACCGCCACTCGGGCGGGTCCTTGTCGAAGCCCGCGCGGACCGCGTCCGTCCATTGGACATTGCATGCCCAAAGCTCGAGATTGCCGCTCTCGTCGGTCCTCGCCTCCCAGCGATTCCAGCCGACCGCTTTGCGCGCTTCGGGCGGTGCGTCCTTCGAGAGGGACAGGTGATCGACGTCGATGGATGAGAGATTCTGACGGCGTTCCTGATCGGCGAGGATTGCCTCGACCGACGCGCGCGTCAGGACGTGTTTGCCGTGGTCGGTGACGTTCTCTCCGGCTTTCCACACGCGGAACGCGGTGGGGGCCTTGCTGCCCTCCGCGCGCTCGACCGTGCGATCGTCGGCGAACGCCGTCGCCATCTTGGCCTTGATGATCTTCACGCGGCCTCCTCTCGGATGGGCTGCCAACGGACATGCCACGAAAGCACGCCGTCCGGTCCGGGCTCGAAGTCACGAACGCGCTCGATCCCGCAAATGCGGCAGCGGTTCGCGTTGCCGTGCTCGCACCGCGGGACGCCGTGCTCGGTCATCTTCTCGGCCAGATCGGCGATCGGGTCCGGTTCGGGCTCGGCCTCGAGCACGTCTTCCACCGCGGCGGCGTGGAGCTCTACGTCGTCCGCCTCGAGCCGCTTCTCGTCCGCCTTCGGGGCGTCGTTCGCGGCCGCTGGCGTCGCCGGAGCGAGGTCGACCACGGCCACGCCGAAGCGGCGATATTCGGCCGCCGCGTCGATGCGCTTGCCCTCGGTCGCGAGCACTTGGTTGGCCGACACGAGCGCGGTGCCCATGGCCTGCATTCCGTTGGCGCGCGAAACGAGGCCTGCGGGGGGCGTAGTGTCGTACTCGAGCACCGCGGCCCTCACGAGTCCCGCCTCGCCCCAAATGCTGAACGCCCACGGCGGGATTCCTTGCGTGTTGATTGTATGCGCCAGGGCTTTCGCCGTCGCTCCAATCAGGTCCGCGCGCACCGCTTCGTGCACGTCCGACGACGCAAACGCGCCCGCCGACGTGGTGGTCCCCATCTGCCCGAGGATGGAGATCATGTACTCGATGTTCGAGCGCGAGATCGTCTCCACGAAGCTCTCGGAGCCTCGCCCGTTGCTCTCGAGGATCTTCGCGTCCCACCCGACGGGAAGCTCGAAAACCGTGTTTACGCCCCACGCGATGAGGCGCTGGAGCATGCCCTGGCGCTGCGCTTCGCTGGCCGCAACCGGTGCGAACGCGACTCGAGCCGGGTTCGCGAGCTTCGCCTCCCAGTTGCTCTCGTGCAGCCTCGCGTGGACCTTATCGATCCATGCCCCGCCAATCGCGCGCCAAAGGCCGTAACGCCAGGGCGAGACGCGGCCGCCTTCGATGTGAAGGATCCACCGTCCGTCGCCGGGGGTGATCGGCAGGAGGCCCGCCGTGCTCACGTAGTACCAGCGGTTTTCGACCCAGCGATAGCGAAGGAACTCGGGCTCGAGCCGCACGAGAACGGGAAAATCTCGGCCCGGGACCGGCACCATCTGCGCGACGCCAACGCCGAGCAGAAGGCCGTCCGTGGAAAGCGCGGCGAGTTCTTGGGGCGGGAACATGTCGTCGAACACGGCGCGCGCGCCGTCGCGGAACGTAAGCGCCGCGATCTGCTCTTCGTCGCCGTGAAACACGCGCGGGAGCGCCGTCACGCCCGACATGCGCGCCGAGAGCACGCCGCGAAGGAACCCGTCGCCGAGGCAAGCGCTCACGAGCTGCGCGGCGAGCGACATGTCGCCGCAATCGGCCGCGTGCTGCGCGGATTCGAGGTCCGCGAGGTACCAACGGAGGCGCGTGGTCGGGAGCGGCGAGAGCTGGCCGCCGATCGCATGGAGGCGATCTTCGACTTGGCGGTCTCCGAGCGACGGGGCGGCCGAAGGCGGCGCGGCAAACGCGCTCAATCCCTGGAGGGCCTTCTGGCGAAGGGTCTCGAGACGGTCACGAATGCCCATCAGCGGCCCCCCCAGACGCCCGCGTACGGGTCGAAGGTCATGGGCGCGTCGTCGTGCACCTCGTCGTGAGCGGGAGCCGCGGCGCGGCCTTCCTGCGTTGCCTGGTCGACCTCGCGGTCTCCGGCCGTCTCGATCGAGGCGAAGCCCCACGTCGCGAGGCAGAACGCGTCCCCTCGGTCCGGCGAGCGGCCGAGAGCGGCGCGGAGGCGCTTCTTGTCGGTGGCCACGAGCCGCTTGGATTTGTCGGGCTCGAAGCTCGGGGCGCCCAGGTCCTCGCCGAGCTTCTTGTCGGCCGAGAAGACGCCGCCCGCCTTGATCCACTCGCGCGCATGGCCCCAAAGGCCGTCACGAACCGCGTCGTAGTCGCGCGAGCCCCACATTTTCTTATCGGACCGGACCTGCAAGAGGTCGAACGAATCCGGGGCCTGCTCGAGCGCAGCGCGTAGAGCTCCCGCCACGCGGGCGCCGATGCCGCCGCACGTGTCGACCGCAATGCGAGGCCGAACGGGCTCTCGAGGGTCGCGGTAGTGCGCGAGCAACGCGACGGCATGGGCGGCCGTGGCTTCGGCCGTAAGCCCCGCCCAGGCCAAGACGGTGATCATCTTGAAGCCGCGGCGAACGGCAATGGCTACCTCGTCGCCCCTCTCGTCCTCGCCCGCGGGGTCAATCCCGATCTGAAAGGGCCCGGAGGCCTCGACCAAATCGAACGCCGAGACGGCCATTTCGATCAACTCGCTCGAGATGATCTTGCCCTCGAGCGCCGACGCGAAATCGCCCCTTACGCGGACCGCATAGCTGGCCGACTCCTCGCCGTACTCGGCTTTCCGCTCCGCGATCCACTCGGGTCCCGCAAGGCCCGGAATCGTGCGCAATCCACGGGCATTCGGCGTGTTCTCGCTCGAAATGTGGATGCGCTTGAAGGTGTTTGCCGAGGACGTGTGCGAGCGCCAAAACTCGCCGCTCGTACGCGTCGGGTTCGAGATGTAGCACTTACGGACCTTGCCGCCCGAGCCCGCCAAGCTCGAGCCGAGCACCTCGAAAAAGCGGTCGTGGATGCCGCTCGCCTCGTCGGCAAGAACGAGGATGTTCTCGCCCGAGATGCCCGCGAGACCCTCGCCGTCACGCGCCGTGATGCCCCAAATCTGTCGGTCGTCCTTACGGTCGCGAAGGCCCGAGCGCGCGACCGTGTGCAGTTCGCCGCCGATCGGGTAGCGAGCGCCGCGGTAGAGCCGCCGCACCTCGCGCCAGATGACCTCGTCGATCTGCGTCGCCTTCACCGCGGTCATGACCACGCGGGCGTTCGGAAACGAGCAGTAGAACCACAGCGCCGCGACGGCGAGGGCGGTCGACTTGCCGCACTTGTGGCCGCTTCGCACCGTGACGTTTCGGTGGTCGCGGATCGACTCGAGGATCTCGACCTGCGCTTCCCAGAGCTCTACCCCCAAAATGTCGCGAGCGAATCCGACGGGGTCGTCCGCGTATTTCGGGTTCGGCCACGTAAGCGTCTCGGCGTCCGCCGCGATGCGCTCGCACACGGCCGCAAGCGCGCCGTAAGGCGTGCGCTCGCGACGGGGCGAGGACTTGCGTCGGGTGACGATGTCGGGGACCGCGGTCACCCCTGGACGGTGCCCCTCGCGCGCGCGCGGAGCACTTACGGAACGCCCTTACGTTGGGCGCTTACGTACGTTCGTAAGAGTTCTCCGCCTCGACCTTCCGGAGCTCGCGCCCGACCGCGGCCGCGGCCTCGGGGTAAGACGCGAGCGCGGTCGCCAGCGCGGCCTCGATGCGCCGCCAGACGGGCAGCTTGAACATGCGCTGCCCAAGGTCGAAGTCGCCGTTGAGCTTCGCGATGAGCGCGAGCGTGCCCGCGATCGAGTTCATGACCTTGGCCTTCTCCAACGGGAACGCTTCGGTGTCGGCGCGAAGGTCGCGGAGCATGTCGTGGGCCATGTCCTCCAGCATTTTCGCCTTGCCGAGCACGCCGTCCGGCACGCTCGAGCCCGCCGAGACGGGAGCCGAAACGGGGGCCGGCGTCGTAGCTTCCGCGCGCTTCGCGCGAGCGGGTTCGTCCCACGAGTCGACCGGGATTCCGTAGAGCGCGAGGAGCTTTTCGCGTGTCTCTTTTTTGTTCGGGCGAGTCGTGCCGGACAACCACTGCGCGACGGCCGGACGCGAGACGCCGACCGCGGCCGCGATCGAGTCTTGCGTCTGGCCGGTGCGCGCGAGCAGCACGGAGCCGCGTGATCTCGCCGCTCTCATTCGCCCCTTACAATTTCGGATTTCGACGAAATTGCGCGTGAAAATCGACTCCCCTTGGTCACAGAACCCCCCAAACTGTTCTGGGGGGGCGTCTCTTCGGAGACCTGCCATAGGGGCCACGGGATGCCCGCAAGACGCTCGAGCGCGTCGCGGTACGCCCAGAGGGGCACCCGGCCTGCAAACCAGCCGCGAACGGTGCGCTCCGGGGCGCCGACAAGGGTAGCGATGATGCGAGCGGGACGGCCTCTGACCCACTCCAACAGGAGGCGATGCGCTGCGGTCACGGCGTCCCCCAGTCGCCGGCGGGGATCTTGAGGCGAGCCTCGATGGTCGTCCGTTGGGCATCGTCTGGGAGGCCTTGCCCAGCGGCCCAAGCCTTCACCAGACGGGGCTCCATGCCGACACGGCGCGCGATCTTCACGTGTCCGTGTCGCGCCACTTGGCGGGAAAGAGCCTGGGCGGCTGCGCTGAGCTCGAGCGGGTTCGCCGGTTGCTCGCACTCGGCAGGTGGAGCGCTCCCTGGGAACACAAGGTCGGTGAGGCGTAGGACGTCACGCACGATGCAGGTCATTTCCGGGTGAATGACGCCGTGTTCGCGCTCGAGGGTGCGACCCGAGCGGAGGCGGCGCATCGACTCGATCAGCAGCGCACGGTGAATCTTGGCGCGCTCGAAGTCGTTGCGGGCCTTGCTCGCGGTCGCCATTTCCTCCTGTGAGAGGGGCAGCGGAGAACGGCGATCCGTCGGCGCGGCGCCGGGAATGGCATGCGTCTTGTTCTTCATCGGAGAGCCCTCCCGCGGCTTCGGGCCGCGGCATCCCACGGGTATCGGCGATATCCGGGGTGCTGGAACTTGTGGCACCAACCACACATCAAAAATACGTTCGCGCGGCTCGTCGCGAGCCGATCGGCGACGCCGCTTTCGGCGACGGGCAGCAGGTGGTGCGGGTGCAGCTTGGCCTCTCCCGCCTCCTCGGCAGTCCTTCCGCAGGCCTGGCATCGATTGCCGCGCTCGACGCGGATCAACTCGCAGAAGGCCTTGTAGTCGCTCGTTCGGCTCAAGGCTGGCCCCTCGGGATGACCAGGACCTCGACCGCGTGCTCGCCAGGAGCACCACGGCGCTGGTCGTAGGACCACTCGACCCGGGGGTCTCGGTCGGAGGCGAGGCCGAGCGCATCGGCGATCCCGTCCACGATCGATTTTAGGGAGCCCGGGAGCGCGTCGTGCGGGTCGAGCCCCACCGAGGGGGCTATCCTCACGCAAAGCACCCGGCAGGGCAGCGGATAGGCCCCCTTGGGACCGAGGACGACGGAGAGCATCCCGGACGCGGCGGCGCGGTGACGGCGGCGCATGGCCGAGAGCGCGAGGCGGCTCGAGCCCGTGCTCATGTTGGCCGGGTTGGGGGTCCTGAGGTCGAGCCGGAACGCGATCCCTCCCCACGCTCGAATCACGGCGGCTCGGCGTGCGTACTCGCGCCGCACGGACTCCTGGATTCCGCGGGCCTTCTCGGAGGCGACCACGGAGCGCTTCGGCGCCTCGCTCCGGAGAATGGCCGTCACGCGCGAGGCGTTGGCCGCGTGGACCTTCGCGTAGAGCTCGCGCACCTCGGCGGCGCTGGCACCTGCGGGGATCTTCACGCGCCCCCCAGGGTGAAGCGGATCACGCGAGCGAGGCCCTTCTGCGTAATTCTGCGGGCTACGCCGGCGTTGTAGCGCCCCTCGATGAGCGGGAACGAGTCCCCGGTGCTTCCCGCGTCGAGGCCCGTGGTGACCCACGTGCGAAGCTCGGAATCGTGCCGTGCGAGGATCACGGCTTCGACCGCCGAGATCGCGCTCGGCTTGTCCTGCCCGAGGTCGTCGAGCACGAGCAGCGGGGCCCTCATGGCGCGCGCCACGAGCGGAGCCTCGCCATCGCCTGCCCGGTGCTCGATCCGAGCGCGCTCGAGTTGCTCGGCCTTCACGAAGAACGAGCCCGGAACGCTGCGCATGGCGGCGACCGCGAGACTCGTTTTTCCGGAGCCGGCAGGGCCCACCAGAAGGGCCGCGATCACGTCACTGGCCGCGAGGCGGGCCGCGCATTCGGACGCGTTGGCGTACCAGCGGGAAGGCACCACGTGGACGCGTCGCGCGAGCTCGGGCGAGTTGGCTCGAGCCCACCGGAACCGCTGGGGGATGCCTCGCGCGATGTCGTCTTCTCGATCGCGTGCGACGGCCTCCTCGCGCTGAAGGCACTCGAAACACGGGACGCGCGTGGAAAGCTGGCCACACGAGCAGCGCTCGAACGAGGGGGCGTCGGCGCCGAGCAGGCTCGCGAAGTCGATGCGCTGGGCCGTCGGCTCCGGAGGAAGCTCCGCACGGCGGGATTCGGCCGCGGAAACGGCCTCGATCATGTCGCGTTCGTCTTGGTGGTCGTGATCCATGGGAGCCCTCAAAATTCGTCGTCCGGTCCAGCAACTTGGTAGGCCTTGGGGCCTGGTGGATCGCGCTGCACGATGCGGCCGCGTGCGGCCTGCGAGGTGGCGCGAGAGCGGTCGAAGCCGCGTTGACGCGTGAGCCACGTTTGCCACCCGCCCGCTTCGGGCTCCGTCTTCGTCTTCGTGCAGTGGCCCTCGAAAGCGAGCCAGGTCTCGAGCAGGTCGAACGAGGCCGGGAAGGGGCCGCACGTCAGGCGCACCGTCTCGTATTTCGCGCGCGCCCAGTCGGGCAACGTGACCGGTGCAACGGCAACGGCAACGGCAACGGCAACGGGCGTTGCATGCGTTGCACGTTGCGTTGCAACAGCCGTTGCATCCGTTGCGTTGCCCGTTGCACCCTCGCGCGGGCTCTCCCCAAGAGAGGAGGAAAAAGCGAGAGATTGAGAGGAGATGGGAGAAGAGATCGAGACGGCCGCGGGCGCGAGGGAGGGCGTTGCAACGGCCGTTGCATGCAACGTTGCATCCGTTGCGTTGCCCGTTGCATGCAACGTTGCATCCGTTGCATTTGGCGTTGCACCCGTTGCACCCGTTGCACGAGCGGCCTCTTCGGCGAGCCGGGCACGGTGCGCTCGGGAGCGTTCGGTCGAGGTGAGGCCTCGACCTCGGGGCCTGGACTCACGAGCCGAGGGGGGAGGTTCGGGGGGCGTCGGGAGGCCCTGCCCGCCCTCGTAGCGGGCCACGAGGGCAGCGATGGCGGCGCCGAGCTCTACGGGGCCGCGGAAGGTCACGGAGACCTCGGGACGGTCGATCTGAAGCGAGCAGGTCATGCGGCCCCCTTGGCGGCGAGACGATCGGCTTCCTGCGCGCAGAGGCACACCTGGCCGACACGGGTAGAGCAGTCGGGCGCGCAAGCGTGCTCGTCGACGAGCGAGGCCCAGATGATGGCCGCGCGCTCGCACCGCGTGCAGCCCGTGGGCTCGCGGTGACGGCACGGAGGGGCCGGAGGACGGGGCGCGCTCATGGCCGCCTCCGCTCGCGCTCTCGTTCAAGCCAGCGCTTCAGTTCGCGCACACGCAGGAACTCGGAACGCCAAAAGGCCACCTGAACGGCGAGCCCTAGAAAGGCAGTGACGAGCCCGAACACGCAAGCGAGGTCTTCGGCTCTCACGTCCGAACCTCGAAGGTGACGGGCTCGAATGTGAAGTCCGGACCTGTAAGAAGGTTCGACATCACGCCACCCCCGTACTTCCAAACCCGCCCGCACCTCTGACCGTCTCGCCCAGCGCACTCGGCACAT